GTGTTGTTCTACTATCATCAAGTTGTTTTCTTTGATGTCTATGGAGTGCAAATGACCCATGTGTGCATAAGCATGCTTGGTTCTACCAAACATCTCACGGAATCTTGCAGCAAATACTTCTGACACATTGGCTACCTTGCGCTTGTGGCCGTGATGGAAGAAGAGCGCTACCTTACCAAACTCATAAGCATTATATGGGTTCGGTGATTTATCTACAGAAATCCTTGGTTCGTTTTCGTATAGGACGGAGAACCATTCTCTTAACCAGATCTGTGATACTGGATCGTGGTTAGCATCTGCCATGATGACATGAACCTTTTGGTGCTTCTGCAGCAGCATATCTATCACAATGCGTAATACCCGTATGGCTGATCGTACAAGTTTAGCAAAGCGTGTGTCTACATCAAGGAGGTGTTTAGAAGCTGGAGTGACGGCATCCATGCCATCAAAGTGTAAAAAGTCTGAGAGTTGTGCAAATACGGCTGTGTCTGCATCGGGAGATTGTTGTATTGCTTGAGAGAACCAACGGACAATTAAGTCTTCACCGATCTTGATATCCCAGTTCTCCCCTGTTTCCTCATCCCAGCTCAGCATACCCAAATGATAATCCGTAATGACATAACAGTTAAGAAGGTTCTCATTACTATGCGTAGGTGGTGCCATCATACTGACACGAGGGATCTCCTCTTTCATGGCTTCAATCGCTTCCATCAATATCTGCTGAAACTTATTGTCATCCATCCTAGTCTTAACCCACTGACCTTTGACCTGGCCTTCTTCATTGTAATACGTTGATACACCTCGTACGACAAATGGCTCTGGTGCTACCCTAGTCATATCATGATCAGGACTATAGCCATGAGCAGCCGCTTTTCTTTTGACAGATCTGATAGAGTCTCTTATTGTTGTATGATCTATATTTAAAAACCTTGCTGCAGCCTTCTGCGATCCATGCTCTTCAACAGCTTTAAGAATCTCACCTTGCCTTACCGTACAAAACTGGTACAAACCTTGATCTATTTCCATCACATATCCTTTAATAACATATGGGTTGTGCGTTTGTCATCAACCACCAAGTATTCATTTTCCACAAGCCACTTCATTGTCTGCCTGTGAGCGTATTCAAATAGTTCAAGTCTCTCTTCTCTAGTGAGCTTGCTTCCGCTATCTAGGTTAGCATGGCACTTATGACATAGCGCAGCAATCATTGCATCACTTGCTTTGATTCCTGTGCCTTTGCCATCACGTTGCTGATTGCTATGTGCAGCGACTACGGTGCCGTCTTCAACACCGCAGTTCTGACATGGAGATTCACGTACTATCTCTAGTAACTTCTTGTTTCTATAAGTCTTCACCAACCATCCTTTGAGTGAAGTGACGTTCCAGCTTATTGTTTTCAATAAACTCTAACCACTTAACACCAACATGTTTAACTCCCAAGCCAAACGTCAACAGTTCAGCAATGCGTACTGCCTCCAATGGCGTAATGTCATCCTGTGGTGTGAAATGGTAGTTCATTCCTTTACTCATATCTGCAAAGGAAATCTTAGGATACTGAGGTTGATAAGCCTGATATGAGTTGTAAACATTATGCGGCACGGAATTCACTTTTATCTCCTTTCACATCAGTAATGATTACTCGTTCACCCTTAGGACGCTTAAGTTTAGCAAGACACTCTTTGCATTTGAAACGACCAATAGACTTAAGTGATGTCTTAACAATCTTACCGCCCTCAACAGGCTTATCTCTAAAGCATGAAAAGCAATATTTCAGTTTCATTTTTTACCTTTCTTTAACAAATCTGGAAGACCAGCTTCTAGTGGCTTGCGAGCTTCAATCATTGCATCTGCCATACTGTAAGAATATTGTGCAATAGTCTCATCGCTCACATCCCTAATCGTTGCACCATTTACCACAAATCCGCACATGGCAAACATAGCAAACAAGTCTCTTGCCTCTAAATCATCCATGATTACTTCTTCATTTCTAGAGCGTCTATACGCTCCGTTAATATAGCGCCTAGGTCTTTACCTTTGATCGCTACCATTTGCGCCTCAGGGCACTCGTAAACCACGTTCCCAGCGTCTTTGAGACCCTTATTGTAGCCACTAGTGTATGCATCATTACCATCAATGATCATTGCAATAGCGTCACGGATTAGCACAGATGCTTTACGATCCTTTGCTAGTTCCTTTAGCTTCAAGAATAAATTCTCAGGCAAGTAAACTGAATACGGTATTAAGTTTTTGGCTGCCATGCTGTGTACTTTCTATATAGTTGGTCTAATAATTTCTGAGCTTCTACGTTTGTTTTAAGATCAGAGCGTGATGGCACATTCAAATACGTACGGATCCAGTCAGTTGCGTTCTCATGGTCTTGTGTAAAGATTTGGTTATCATCGTATAAGAACTTCCAAAACTTAGGATCACGACACAACATGCCTGCTATACGTATTGCTTTGTCACCAGCAAACTCCTCTTCCTTATCCATCGGTTGCTCATTCTGATCTAATCGCACCATGACAACTTGATACCTCGCCCCAATGAAATCCCTGAGCAAATCGTCAGGGACATCATCAGGATGAAGAGACAAGGTAAGTACATACCCTGTCTTATCTTGTTTGAATGCGACTTTAACGCCCTCAAACTGGATTGTTTTCACTCTTGTTCTCCAAGTAAGAGATGACTGCAAGATAACCAATTTCTTGATGCTTCAGATTAGCAATATCTTTTTTTAAATTGTTAATCATATGATCCACAAATGGCCAATCTTTTTCTGAAATTTTATAATTAGATAGTGCTGTCCTAGCTTCATTTAACTCATTTTGCAACTCTATATTTTTTGCTTCAAAAGCTGCAATTTTCTTTTGCATGGGTGTCATTTTACCTACTTGACTGGACGGAGCACGTTTAGTGTATTTACGTTTAGGTTTAATAGTTTCCATGATTACTCCCAAGGGTTCTTTTCAGCATCAGCTGGTTTCTCGTATGGCTCTGCAATTGCTAGAGACTGGAAGTCATTGCCACTTGCTGAAGTTTTCTTCCATGCAGATACGGCTAACTTCACTAGACCTGTAGGGTTCTTCTTCAATTGTGCAATCACTAGATCACGGTCAACGTAGATGTCACCACGTAAGTCAGGTTGGTTATCTGAAGACTTGCGTGTGTTTACAAATAGTGCGCCTGAGTTAGGACGTTGTTCAAAAGTGGTAGCCATTATTTAATCTCCTCTGTTGTAGTTGTTGGTGCTTCTTCTTTAGGTAATTGTGGTTGTACTTGCATGTTCATCTTACTAACAAGTAAAAATGCACCAGTCTTCGTTGGCAATTCATTGAGTACGTTACCGATAAAAGTAACTTCCTCAAGTGTTAGTGTTAAGTTAATTTGTTGGTTGTTGTCAGCCATTTTATTTCTCCTTTAGTTGGTTTTTACGTTCAGTGAAACTTGTCATCATGTTCTTAAAGAACTCTTCATCTATTTCTTTTACTGTATCAAATAGCTGTTTGTTCTTCTTAAACAATCCCATTACATCATCTTCTTTATCGCAGAATACTAAGAAGCCATTTACTGCTGTCTTAATCTCTTCTAGCCATGCTTTCTTATCTGCACCGCTATCAGTCGTTACTGTGATTACCCATCCACGTTTTGCTAAGTCTGCTTTAGAGTAAACCTTAGGTTCTACACCTTTAATCACTGGTGCAATCTCTTTCTCTTCAGCTAACTCCTCTGGCGTAAATGCAGATAATTTACGCTCCTCAGGCTTTTTTGCTGGCTCATCCTTACCTGTTGTTGCATCAAGGGCATCGTGCTCTACGATCTCCATAGCGTTTACCCACAGGTATCTTCTTAAATAACTTTGGACTGCACCCAAATTTTGCACATCATGACAACCTTTAAGGGAAGCCGTAGACATTGGCGAAAGAAAAGATACAGTCTCCTCAGGCTTATCAATAGCCCGTATATGAAGAACGGCAAGCTCAGTGTTAAAAGAAATGTGACCGAATAAGCCATGATCAGCAAATATATTCTGAACTGTTGGAAGAAAGTCAGCGAGTTCAAAGTACTTGTAGTTTGCGAACTTGTTAAATCCTGACTTTTTAAGCTCCGTGTTCTGTAACTGGATCCTTGCTTTTTGGAGTCTTTCGTAAACATTACTCATCTCCTAGCTCCTCTTGTATTAGTTTTTCTAAATAGTGTTGAGCTTTATATAAGTCCTCAATACCGCCTTTCTTTTTCCATCTAGATACGTACTTGATAATGTTTCCTTCAATGTATCCGATGTTGTTAGCCATAATGTAATCCCATGTTTGGATGGAACTACGATAATGACTTCCTGCTACTTGTCTATCATTTGCTTTCATCTATACCCTCCTCGTTTAATTCAATTAAATAGTTCTGATACTGCTTGCACCACTTACTTACTTGGCAATAATTAGCACAACGAGTACGCTCACCTGGCCGTATCTCAATCTCATAATCCTTACCAAGTTCATCTAGCAATTTAAGAGCAGCATCCATATCTTCCAATACGTATTTAGCTCTTACACCGCCAATCTTTTTAATCGCATACATCGTAGGTTTTTCCCACATCTCTTTTGGAGTGCAGTCAGGTAATGGCTCACCTGTTTCAATTGCATACTCAGCTTCTGAATGCTTAGCAATGCGTCCTTTGATATATGCTTCACGCTCCTCAAGTGACCATAGCGTAATAGGAATACGTATGATGGCAGCTCTCGGATAGTTCTCTTTGTTCTCTGCTTCACGTGCTGACCAATCACGTAAGAACGCCACGATATTAAGACTCTTAATCGGCACCTTCTTATGTGTTTCAATCAACCATGCGTAGATGTTAAGTTGCTGTTCCCATTCAGGCTTGTCATTCATTGCAGACCATGTAGAGGTTAGCTTGTAATCAGAAATCACAATGCCATCGTCATATACTTCCTGCAAATCCACAGCGCCTGAGATCAACCAGCCATCCACCTCAGCATGTAAACGTTGTTCAACAATACTGTTCTCGTTCTTACCATGCTCTAATACACCATGCATAGCTGAACCTAAGATAGACCAAATCATTCCTGACACATCTTGTTCCAACTCAGCATCATACTTCTTAGTGAGTGCAACAATCTTTGGACTATTCAATAACTGAGTAGCGGAGATGTTGGCATTCCCTTTGCTATAAGTAGGACGCTCAACTACGTTGACAATGATGTCAGGCAAGTTGTGCTTGTTAGTGATTTTCATCATCCACCTCTAGTTTAATTTTGCCTATGTAAGTCCAATTTTCAGTATCAGTTTTGCTTTTTGATAATTCAAATATGGCGCTTATGTCGCTTTCATACACATACAAATACTGTGGCTCTTTAGGCTGTGGTTTAATGCGGTATTCATATTCATTATCTTCATACCAATATGGTTGGACTAATGTAATCCATTCGCCTGTTTCTAAATGTTTAGTTTCAATCTCTACACCAGATGCCCAAGCTACAATCTCGTTATACCATTTGTGTTTCTGCACGATATTTTCCTTTCGCCATGTTATGGGCTTCAATAGCCTCCGCCAAATCATCATATGTTCCAATGTTGTATCGCTTACCATCAGTTTGAATACGAACATTCCATTGTTCAGTTTCTTTTTTAAATGTAATTCCTGTATGTCCTGATGTATTGTCTTTTCTGATACCTGCATTATGTTGATTGCTCATATTTGTAGCTGGTCGCAAGTTTTCAATACGGTTATCTGTTCTAATGCGATTTATATGGTCAATTTGTTCTGGCAATTCATCATTAAACATAAGCCAAATAATTTGATGTGCCAATCTTGGTTTACCCTCAATCTTTATTTGAATATATCCATGAGAATCTATTGAGCCAGCTTCATCTCCAACTTTAACTCTATTGGATACTTGTTTTGCCCAATATAATTTTCCATCTTCATATCGCAATATGTTTTTTATTTCTTTTGCCCATTTATGTTGTTTATTCAAAATACCATCCCCTTACATCACATCTGTTTTTAATCATTATCAATTTTATTTTGCTAATTACTTTTGCCCATTTATGTGGTTTCATAGTTTGTCACTCCAAATGCAGTTCTACTTGCTTTCCAAGCTTTTTCTAATTCATTCCATAATGTCTGACTATCTACATATTTACCATCAACTGTTTTAATGTTAGTGATGGCAATGATGGCATCTTCTATTGAGTCATTGTCCCCTGTGCTTTGGTATTTAAGGTCTAGGCTCACTTATGCGCCTCTTTAACCAATGCATCAGCTAACACGAATACCTTTTCAGTAAAACGTGAGATAGATACATGGCCTTCAGTGATGGTAATGTCCATGCCTTTAAGTACATAATCTGCGACTGCCACAGCAAACTGGTTGCGAAGTGTATTATCTTGCGTAATACGCAAATCTGCTGAACCTCCTGCTACGACTGTTGCCTTTTCTTTTGCGACTGGCGCAGAAACTTTAGCTGTTACTTCTACTTCTTGATTGTTTTCAGATTTCACAATTACCTCCAATACACATACGGTTAGTTAAAATTTCTTCCTCCAAGTCTTCCATCAATAAATCTTGAATAGCTGACTCGGTTTCTTTTATTACACTTACATACACACTATCAGGTGTTTCATATGTTGCTGACTCAATCAGTAACCCACGGTCACGACCATGATCAGTAAGGACTGAACTTACAAAGTCAGCAGGGTCAATACCCCAACCAAGTACCTCTTGATACTTAGCTTCTTCAATTTTGATTTCTGCAACGTATAGGAATTTACGCATTAGTATGTCTCCATCTTTGTAAACAT